AAACTTGCTGACGGTGTAGGCCGGAAAACCCTTGCGAATTGACACAGCCTCACCTGGTTCGCCATTCGTCCTGACTTCAAGTCCGTTCTCGTCGTTGCCGATGATCCGGATGGTCTTGTCCTGTTCCTCGGCGCCGGCTACCACAAGAATCTGGCGCGCGGTATGCACGTCGCTGTGCGTGCAGAACCCATCGCCCAGGTCGATGAAGTCGTTAACGCTGGATTCGTTGTCGTCCATCGTGCCGGGGCCGTAGTTCAGAAACTCGTACCAGCGAGAGAATATGCTGACCGGGTTCTCGTCGACGTTCACTCGGCGCAACGATTGGACTTCGCGTGGCATGGTGATCGTGCCGTTGTTGACGTAGAACCGCATCCGGGCCATGGTGCCTTCGGCTGCCACCTTGGGCAGTAACCGCATGATGGCTTCGTTGATGGCACTCACGACCTTCGGGTTGGTGGCGGTCAAGCCGGAGCCCACGAATGGCGCCAGAAACGTTCTTGCTTGTCCCAGGGTTATTCTCATTAGAATGGTATCCTCATGATGCCGGTGGCGGTTACGTTGATTTTTATGTTGCGCGGCGAAGAGCCGGAAGCGTTAAATGCATTAATTGTAAAGCCGCCTGCTGTAGCCGATATTCCGATGTTGAGGTACCCACCTGTTTCAAATTGGCTATCATCGGTTAGTGAAATTTCCATCCTTGGAGCTACGGGAAAATATGCTGGCTCTAAACTGGAGCATATGGTTGTAAACGCAAGCGAACCTGTATCGTATAAAACTCCGGTTGTCAATCCCAGCGGCCCATGATCAATTATCCCAATAGAAATCTTACCGATAGATTCCCAATATCCGCCAGCGATATCAGGATAGAACAAACCATTCGGCGTGTTTAATCCGGTTTTACCCCATAGCGTGTACGGTCTAATTGCAGCCAATGGAGCGGCGGCGCTTACCTGCGTGTATGCAGACGCAAATCCTATTCCGCCTATGGTCCCTGTGGTAGGCTGCGAAGTGAGATTTATCCATGCAGATGTCGCAACATCATAATACCACACACCTTTTTCGTCTGCTGTTTTTAGCCATGCCGTATCTGCTACTCCGGTTGGCGCCGTGGCTTGAACGTATACTTCCTTCGTACCTGACGGCAAAGGGGTGGATGTAAAGCAAGACCACAATACACCTGTATACTTGTAAAGTCCTTGGGGCGCGGTCACGGCTGTTCCGCCGGGGGTTAGGATGGCGGCTTCGGCGTCCGTCTTTAGCCATAGGACGTTTGTATCGGTTGGCACGGTTGTTCCGCTTTGAACGCCCGGTCCACCCATCAGCAACCAACCGTCCGATGAATCGTGGCGGTAGAAACCATGGGCTGAGACTCCTTCCGGTGTGAGAGCCTCGTCAGGCTTGAGCCACACGTTATCAATGTTGTCTGCTCCGGGCGCTGTCGTGCTAACAAAAATGAGTTTCAATTCGGAAGATCCCGACGCTCCGGTCACGCGCAGGTATGACGGGAGTTGCATGATTTCAATTTTGCGGTTTGCATGTGGCAATCCTTCGGGTGGCGTGATCGCTGATACTGATAAATTAAATGCCATATTATCTCCTATGCTACGACGTAGTTATAGTCCATCAACGCGGAACCTGTCAATTCAAAAGCAAGCGTGCTGTCGTTGCCTTCCGTTCTGGATTCGTCGGGTAATGGCTCGGCTACTACCAGCACACGGTTAAGCTGGCATCTGCCCTTCCAAGAAAAACAGAATTGAATCTTTGAACCAACCAACATGTTTCTAAGCTCACTATCTTCCGGCGCTAGCCCGTTGGTGTCATCGGATATCCTGATCTTCTGTCGTACCTGTGTCAATACGTTGTATTCGCCGGTGTCGCTGTCCTTGGCTACGAATCTGGTACCCCCGGCCTTGGTCCATAGCGGGTACCCTTCTGCCCTGTAATAAACCTCCATGTCTACAACGCCTCGAAGTTCCGACAGCCATAGTTCGGCGTAAACAAATCGCTTTTGAATGGGTGCTACCGTTTCGAAGTTCATGGCGGCGGTATAGACACGACACTCGGGCAACGACTTCCTGTTGTCCAGCACGGCGTCTTCCCTGGTGTAGAACCCGATCTCTTTGCTGCTGCCGGTCCCGAAAAACACCAGTTGCTTGCGGCCAAAGCGTTTCGCTTCGAATACCTGAATGAATCGGCACCCGGTGGAGATCCCCTCGTAAAGCATTGGCTGACCAGTTAATCCCAACAGGTCAATGGTGAGTAGTCCTTCAAAGTAGAAATCATCCACGGAAATGCCGAACGGATTGACTACCTTGCGTTGCCGTGCAATTGACGTAAAATAAAGCCGGTTGTCGTGGACCACGCCGGATGCGAATTGGTAGGCCCACGGTGTTTCGTCGTCAACCAGTGACTGTACCTTGCGCGATAACGGCAGGCTCTGGAGCAGCGCTCCGCTGCCTTGCGATTCAATTGCTGTCACCTTGAGGCTCCGCAGTCCGTCGACGCCAAGATAGAAGATGTCGCTGCCTACTGATACCAGCGATGCGGGTCCGGTACCTCCACCGTCCTGATAAAGAACTCGGGCGATGTCCGTGCTGTTCCATGTGGTACGCGGCGCCTGAACGCCAAACGAGCATACGCCCTTTTCAGCGAATACGACAAGCGCACCAAGACCGGTACCGCTGACGACGTTCGGTTGAAACATCATGCCAGTGATATTGCCCATCCAAGCTGGCAGACCGAAGGCACCACCGCCATTCAGGTACACCGTTTCCGTGAATTGCAAGACGCGCTCTGGTTGCCATGGCAGATAAATGTCACCGGCCATGAAGTATTTACCGTCTACCACCACGAACAGGCGCCCTTGCCCGAAGGTCATAATGGTACCGACGGGTACTTCCGGCAGTGCCGGGTCGCTTCCGCAGGTAGAGAATCGGGCGGTCACCCCTTCAACAATGATCGGACGGTTGTACCCGTCCTGAATGATCAGGTATTCATTGGCCTGACAGAAGAACAAGCGATCAACGACAGGGCTTAATATGCCAGCTTCCGGGGTGATATCGGCAACGACAAGTGTTTCGGTGTCCAGCATGTAAATCCGGCCGAATATACCGAATACAATATAGTCTTTGCCAGCGTATTGGTAAATGAGGCCACCCTGGTACTTGCCAGCTTCAATAGTGGCCACGATTCCTGCCGCTCCGGTCATGGTGTTACGGATAAAAGATTTGCGCGTGCGTGCATGCCCGGAGCGCAGGTCGAGGTTTACACCACGTGCGATTTCAGTCTTGGCGATGAGGGACGGCGAGACGGCAGAATTCATGCCTCCCTGCAAACTTTCAAATCCGTCAAAGACATTTTTCATTTTACAGTTCCGCTTCTATCAAAACGCTGCACGCTTCCGATGCATATCCAATAACGGCTTTTTCGGCAATCAGGCCAGATGTTACCGTTGCCAGCATGTTGCCCATGCTTTTCGTCGTATTGTGGTTCGTCCATATTGGCGTGTCGGTGTTGCCAACAATTCGCAATTCTCCGGGAATAGTGATCGCTGGGGCTGCGCGTTTCTCTTGGTACGGGATTATGAATTTAGCCGTCAGACCTGTCATGCCAATTCCAACCAGCGCGTCCTGATACTTAGTTTCCGTCAAAACATCGTCCACATAAACCAAGACAGGATCAGCGAGATCCAATTGCTCGTAAAATCGCCGGCAAAGACGCAGTTCTTCGTCGTAGGGGCGTAGTTCTAAGTCGGTGGCCAGCGGTCCCTGCTCCCATTGCACGTTGCAAATGCTGATATCGTCCACCGGCAGGGTGAATCTAAGCGCCACATAGTCGTCACCGTCGGTCCCTACGGTCTTTCCGGCGATGGAGGGTACTGTAACCGTCAGCGTGTGTTTTACCCATGCTGTGGTCAACGTGGCGGTCCCTACGACCGTTGGGACGTCGGCGCCGGCTGATACCGTCAGGGTGGCGCCGAAGTTCTGGACGATGGATATTGACAAGGTGCTGTCGGATATCTTCGACTTGGCCCAAAACGTCAAGGTTGTCTGCTTGCCGGCCAGGGTCCAGACGCTCTCGACGCGCTGTTCGATGGACGCGGATCCGGTTGGATTGGTCTTCAGGTAATACTTTGAGTTATCCATCAGTTCGGATTCGCCCGGAAGGAACGATTCGCGGGTGACGTTGCCGATCAGCGATACATACCAGCGATCGGCGGTATAGGCCGCGGCCGACAATGCGAATGATACGCCGCGTTGCCAGACGTTGAACAGCCCGTTGATGATTTTATTACGATAGGTGTAATTCAGCTTGGCCGTACTGTCAAGCGGCTGGTGAACGGCAAGGGTTGGTATGGAGACGTTGGTTTGTATCGCTGACATTATATTTCTCCTGTAGCAATTCTATCTATTTAATTCCAC